GGGAGGATTCCGATTGCCCCGGGCTCAGCCATTCTTACGTCGTTGTTGAACGTGAGGATGGTTATCGAGCCTGGGTGTTCCCCGACCTACTTTTCCGGGCCTGGAGGTTTGCGTTGGGACGGTCTCGCGACTCCAGGACCTTCGCCGCTCTGAGGGCGAGGTGTGACGATTGGGCCGGCCGTCATTTGGGTCCGGTTTGGGCCTACCCGGCCGTCGTCACCTCGGTCGAGCTCGCTATGGAGTCGAGCACACTGGAGGAGGGACTCCAGTTGCTGCTGCGGCGACAGGGCTCTTCCTCACCCGAGTGGTGGGAGCGGGACTAGACTCATCACCAACGTGCTCGTTGGGCGTATGTGTGGGCTACATGCGCCCGCTCGACAATATTTTGGAGGGTGCCAGCCTCCGGCTGCCTGATACGTTGGTTTGCAATCCGCTCCCCAAGCGTAAGATGCGGTCTGCCCTGCCGTGTGGCTTCGTCCCGGGGCTCTGGGTCCCGGGGGTCCACGACAACTGCACGCACAACGAGGTCTCTGCCCTTTTGATGAGATCTCTGGCTCCGTCCGCACCTGGCGCGCCAGCCGAGCTTGGCGGCAATTTTCTCTGGGCGGTCAAACGTCTCAGGGGACTTGCCAAGGCTTACACGGGTGGGCGGTGGAGTTACCGGGATGTTGTGAATACCTACGCCGGGGCGATGCGCCGTAGGTACGAGGAGGCAGAAAGGTCTCTGATGATGAAGCCGTCGCTGGGCCGGGACGACTGGCTTTTGAAGGCCTTTCTGAAGGCCGAGAAGCTTGTACCGGGGAAGAAAGCCAAGCCGCGGATGATCTTTCCCCGTAGTCCGCGTTTTAACCTGGTGCTTGCGACTTGGCTGAAGCCTTTCGAGCACTGGCTGTGGGGTTACCTCACTGCCGAAAGGTTTCTCGGTCAATGTGGCAACAACACCCGGGTTTGTGCTAAGGGGCTGTCCCCCAGGGAGAGGGGTAACTTGATTGCGCGAAAATTCTCCCGCTTCAGCTCCTGCGTTGTGTTCGAGGTTGATGGCAAGGCTTTCGAGGCCCACGTGTCTCGGCAGCAGTTGGTGGAGGAGCACTCGGTGTACCTCTCGGCCTTCCAGGGGGATCGGGAGTTACATTCTGTGCTGCAGCGTCAGCTCTTCATGAAGGGCTACACTGCCACGGGGGTGAAGTTTAGTAGGGATGGCGGACGTTCGAGCGGCGATTTCAACACTGGCATGGGCAACACCCTACTCATGCTATGTTGTGTCGCGTCAGCGATGCGAGGGCGCGGGGTGCCCTATGACGTCCTCGCAGACGGGGATAACGCGATTATCTTCCTAGAGCGTTCCGACTATCCTGGCGTTCGTGCTGACTTCGCCTCTCGTGTCTTTGCCGAGTGCGGGCACGAGATGACGT